CCATATATGGGACTATAACAATGAAATATATCACAAGGCTATAACTTTAGATAAGTTTAAAGAAATGGATTTTGATATAATTATAGCTTCTATACCGGCTCACATACAAGCGTATAAGAAGTTAATAAAAGATACTGATAGTAAGGCAAAACTTGTATATCAAATAGGTAATATAGGCTGGCACAATAATATACCCTGGAACGATGTAGATAACATAATGGCCTCTGTCAAACCTTTCCAAGTACCACAAAACAAAAACGTAGTATTCTATCGACAAGAGTTCAATACAGATTTGTTTCATCCTTTAAACACAGAAAGAAACAAAGTCGTTGCTAGTTTTGTAAACTGTTTACCAAAGCCAGAACTATTTCTGGAACTAGAAAAATCTATGCCAGAATATGAATTTAAGTCCTATGGCATAACCTGTAGAGATGGTATTTATCACTCGGTCAGAGATATTGCTAAGGAGATGGAAATGGCTTCGTGGGGATACCATTTTAAACCCTATGGAGACGGATTTGGTCATGTCATACACAACTGGTTTGCTGCGGGTACGCCTTTAATAGTGGGTATGTCTGACTACAAAGATAAGCTTGCAGGAGAATTACTGGAAGACAGAATAACATGTATAGATATGTCAAATAGGACCCCTCAAGAAGTTTCTAATATAGTACATAGTATATCTACCGAAGAGTATAATGTTATGAGAGAGAACGTTAGAAATAGGTTCTCTCAAATAGTTAATTTTGAAAAAGATGCTCTAGAAGTTGAAAGATTTATTAATGAATGTATGTAATAAATGCAATAAACCAGCGGAAGTGTTTGGGTACTCTAAGTTACTTAATATGGTAGTTTGTACCAAATGTAAAGCAGAGACTGGGGAAAAAACAACAGGAAGAAGAGGTGTGTTTGATTCTCTAGGAAAACCTAGAGATAGGGACTGGTTAAGACACAAGTTAGATATTACCTCTACAGAGAAGAGGTGGCACGAGGATATAAAATCAAGAAGGGTTGCTCCGGATGGAAGTATTACAAGAATTAAAAGATAATTGGAAAAACAAAGAGAAACTAACACTGATACTTTTAGATGTTGTTGAATTGCAATTAGACTTGTCCGAAAAGATTTCTGCAGAAGAAGCGAGACTTAATGCTGCATTTCTTTCTGAGAAAGAAGACTCTTATAAAGCTACTGATAGTTCTGCGAGAGCCAAAGCAAAAGCATTAGTAGGAGATAATAGATCCCGATATGAGTATGAGTTTCAAACATTGACAAACTTAATTAATGTAATTACCTTACGTATTTCTCAACTTCCGGCATAACCACAGGCAAGTCTAGTATTTCAATAGATCTTTTATGCATCCATTTAGGAATAGATCTTTTAAAAAGGATAAGAATAAATACCCAAGTTAAGAAGTAGTATTTATATAATGCGCTGTTTATTTTAGATAACATTAGTATTTTTTAGGAGGTCTAATCTTTTTTCCCATATCAGTATAATACCTCTAAAATAAAGTTGGTACAACTCATGGTATTAGATGCGCTATTAGTACCCCATGTAACAGTTAAATTAACTGCAAGTGTTGACGTAGTGTCTACAGTTACTGCTGCTGTTGCAGCCATACCCAATCTTGTACCGGCATGAGTTGATTCATCGTACTCAAAATACCCTTGACCAAATACTGTACCCGTTGCACCTACAGTTCTACATGTAATTAACCCTTCGGCCATCCAGGAGTTGTTAGATATCGTACCGGCCAGTGCTACTGCTCCTGTGGACATAATAGTAGTAGAGCCTAGTTTGTATGTCATTGTTATGTTTGGCGTACCGGTATCTGAGAATATGCCCATAGCTCTTACCCGTATTGTTTTTCCAATGACAAAGAAATTAACTGGTAAGGTAAGAGTGCCGATACCTGCTCCAAGTACTGTAGTTTCCGCATCAGTACTGGCAACTGTAACTGTTGCTGTTTGAGAAAACAAACATCCAACATGCCCTTGTTTTATTGAGTCTAAGTATGTTATGAGAGTCTTTTGCGTAGAATCATTCCACTGCGCTCCCTCTGTGGGTGATGTAGGTGCTGTACCTGTCTGAAATCTGATTGACCCGTCTGTATTACCTGCAGCAGATGCAGCAAGTAATATTGGACCAGTCATAGTACCACCCGTTAGGGGTAGTACATCTTCTATTGAAACTACATCTGAGCTAACAGCCCCAAATTTTTCTATCCCACCAACCTGACTGTTATCAAAACTCTCTATGGACTCAAGGTCTGGTTTTATTGGAGCAAACCCTTCTCCCGGAAATATTATTGCCATATCAGAATCTCCTTTTCTGTAGCACTGGAACTACTTGCTCCACACCAGTATCATCAATCCTTACTTCCATTCCTATAACTCTTCTGTACTCATCTATAACCGTTCTACCCCTGTTAATCTTTACTTTTATACTGTCTCCCATTGTGTAACCGTCGAAAGGTACAAGACCTGCAGAAAGTTTTATTTTCATCTCTCTTCTAGGGTTTCTTCTTTCATATAGAAAGTTATTGGTTCTGTTATCAAGATCAGCCTGAGCATTTACATTGTTAAAAAACGGATAAAATTCTCTTCTGTACCAGGATGCGGTGCTAGTACTATCTTCCTCAGTACTATTTATAACTGCAGGACCCTCTGTTATTGCAAGGCCTTTTGTATACCCTAGTATTTCCCTAAAGTCTTTGGGGATATTGTAATCCACTATTTCACTGTTTAATTCTAGTACGACATCTGGTTTATCATCTCCAACATCTCTTAAGAAAGAGAAAGTTGGTGTTGTCTCTGAAAAACTAATGTTAAATACAGTATCCTGGTTCCATGTAGTGGTAGCTTCGGCCCTTGACACAAGAACCATTTGCTTTAGAAAGTCTAAAAAGTTTTCGTGAAACAGTGTTCTTGTAATAGTTAGATTACTTGTTGTATTTGAAATATAAGGATTTTGGATAGTTCCTTGAGTTATTCTAGCACTCAAAAAATTATTAGTTCTAGTTTCTATATTATCGTATTCCCCTGTAATAATTGTATCCAGAGATTGTGCTGTATATACTTGATTGTATCTAACACCATACCATCCAAGAGCAGACATGAAGGTTTCACCATATACCCAGGTTCCGTCAATTGTATCTTGAACAATCTGAACAAACCCCTGCCATACAAGTGAGCCGTCTCTATATATCCGTATCTCAGAAGCCTTGTCTTCTGGTACAGAAGTAGTAGTTAACTTCAAATCATTGTGAGGGATAAAGAATTGGCATCTACCAACATCGTTCTCGTACCACTCCCAGGCTCTACTAGTGGCACGATCAAACTCATAGAGATTCCCATCGAAATCTCTTATAACGAACATATACTTTGCAGGTGTTGCCATTTTACTTTATTCCAACATCAACTCTTTTAACATCTCCAGGTACTGCTGCAGGATTGCCAGCACTTCTACCAGATCCTAGGTTCTTGTCCTTTTTGCTCATATCTTTTACAGGAGTTGCAACCCACATTCTGTTACCATATTTATCATATGATCTGTGAGTAGCTCCTTGACTTTCTACACCATCATTTAACATTCCATAAGACACAATAATCACCTACTTTCTTTATAAAGGCCAGGCACTACGCCAGGCAAAACTTACCGTACAATTACTATTATTAGCTAAGCTTAGTGTGTTATTACCGGGATTTAACATCCACCAGTTAGTACTACTTCCTAGCATACTTCTCTTTTCTACCCCGTTCAACTTAACAGAATGAATACCTGTATCTATAACTAGTACATCATTATTTGCCAATGCTGTCGTTACATAAATGGATTTGCTAGTAGTGCTGTTGGTTATCTGTAAAGAAGTACTAGTTGCTCCGGATGCTGTAATAGTTATAACTACAGGAGTGGTAAAGGTACCCGCATTGTTAGCAGTACCAGCCCCACTTAGCGTGCTCTCACTCTGGGTATACTTTCTAGGATCTGCAAGTTTTAAAGATATTGAAGATCTTCTAATAAGTCCTGAAAAAGTATCCATTTCAACTTTTGGAATCTCCTGTGCTTTTGCATATAATCTAAAATCGTATGTAGTGGATCCAATTGTTTCAGTCCAATCTAAAGGGTGGTATCCTAAGTACTTAGTTGTTTCTCCGTAAGTAGAATCTAATTCTAATAAGTCTGGGTTAAATGCCTGTTTAAGGGTCTGTATCAAGGATGACATATTAGCTAAAGTACTAGCATACAAAACTATGGGAACTACCCATTGTCCTTTGCCTAGTTTAGTACCGTAATCTATGACCCCAACATCTTCGGGTTTTTCGTCTTCCGTATTTATTGCTAGGGTATCAGTTATATTGGCAACCTCTAATAAAACATACTTAGTAGTGTCAGATGAGGTGTCGTTTAGTACAATACGATTATTATAGTTATAAGTTGTTCTAGAAAACTCAGCCATTAAATTTCTGAGGGAAACAACAATTCTCTGACCTCAGCCTTTCCTTCAACAAACTTTCTTTCAAACTCTCTAGCATGAACTCTTAGGTTTTCAAAGGATACTTTACTTCCTCCCTGTAATTGTCCCCAAGTTTTAAATCTAGGGAAATCATCTGCTAGTCTTAGATAAGCACTCATTCTTAAATGGTATATAACAAATCTATCAAATCTGTCTGGAACCTCCCCAACCTCTAAGTATTTTTTATTTGCAATAAGTCTTATAGTAGCAGAAGATTCGCTACTTGGTAGTTGTTTAAAATGTAACGTGCTGTTTTCAAAAGTCCAGTTATCTGCACGAACTATAGAAAATGTACTAGTACTGTTTTGTATGTCTCCAATGCCTACTTCTGATATGTGAAATATACCGAAAGGCACGCTATATGTATAAGAAGGAGTTGTATCATTATCTAAAGTTAAGGATGTATCATCTATTACCTGTCTATACAAATCTGGGTATAAGGCTTCTAAAGCCCACTGTTTATACCTAGCAATATCATTCTGTGTCCACACAGCATTAGAAGTGTCTCCTAAATCGTTCTCGAACATAGTGTCCCATCTATCCTTACCACCAAGCACCCAAGTAGTAAAATCACTGAGTAGCCCAGACGTAGAGTTATAGTACTTACCTGCGTAGTATCTAGAAGTTGATCCAGAATTATATGTATAAGAAGTTTGACCAAGATCTATTTGATAACGTAAAGAAGTATCTATGGAAGAGGTTGTAAGTAAAGTTGCCCCAGATCCAGAACTATCAGTAGCTTCGTAAAAACGAACTGTATCGAATGTTGTAGTACCATCAATAGGATTTGGAACACTTATCTTTATAATAGACATGAACTTATACTAGCATTTGCTTTTTCTAATTCAAGGTGAGTTTAGTTTTTTAAACTATCTAAAGATTTCATATCAAGGAATGTTGACATACCTTTTTTGTGAAACCATTTATCACTTGCACTGAGTAATGCCATTTTTAAATTGAAAACGTTCTGACCTACAAATACCGCCAACGCAACATTCCAGTTAATTACAAACGTTCCTAGTTCTTGATTTATACCTAAATAAATAATACCCAGTACTTCAGATAATATTATAATTTCTCCCATTGCAATAGTTCTTAAAAATTCTTGTAATGCAGATACGGTTTCTTTATTCATACAACCTCCTACTTTAATAAATCCTTTATACTATTTATCAACTTTGTTTTTTCTTCAAGCTCTTTCTTACAGGGGTCTTCCTTAATTATAGGTCTCAACCATCCTAGTACGTTCTTATAATTGTGGTACTGTATGTGACCTAAAGATCCAACTGGGTAGTTGACATCGAATGAAAAGAAGTCATTAACATTACCTTCTACAAAGATAGCAACATGACCATCAGTGCCGTCCCAGAACATTATGTCCCCTTTAATGGGTACTCCGGTAGGAGTGTTGTCTATTTTTTGAAAGAATTGTTTCCATGCAGGTTTAAAGTTTTTGTAAACTGTTTTGGCATTAGGAGCTTGCAATACTGTTTTATCAGTAATGCCTAGACAAATATAGACATAAAAATGCATAAGGTCCATACATTGGGATCCGTAACTCATGTCAAAGTCTGCTGTAATTGCCGTATATAGTTTTATAAAATCTTCTAAGGACATGCGCATACACACATTATATCATGCTTTTATATTACCAATGATTACAGTCTCATTTTCTAAGTGCTTCTCGATTATCACAAAAAGTCTTTCTATATTCTGTAAAACTTTCTCACCGTTATTTTGTAGAGTACTCAACTTACTCTCCATATCAACTATTTTTTTCATGGCCTCAAACCCCTCTTTCCTGAACCTTAGCGACTCTTCTCCCACGCCGCCTAATGTATCAGATAGTACTTTATTCGCAGTTTCTAATTCAGTAATTCTTTTTTCCATCTCTTTTATTAATAAAAATTGTTGAGTAGTTTGTTTCTCTAATTGTTCAACTCTTTCTTTATAATTCCTTTTAAGACTTTCTTCTAAATCATTGTTTTCTTTATCGTTCTGTTTTTTAATATTGCTAAAAGTGTAAAACAGTGATAGGGATCCGCCAATAACCATTACAAAAAAAGATAACCATCCCAAGATATTGTCCGGCAGAAAACTATTCATTCAATCTAATTCAGCAAAAGCCTGTCCAACTATATAATCATTGTTAGACACCGCAGCCCATTGCAAGACTGAGGCACCCATATTATCCGTAAACTTAAAGTAAGTAGTAGCGTTTATAACACCAATACCTTTAGAGAATTCCAAAGGACTTACACCACCACTTTGAGGAGTAATAACAACAGAGGGCATCATATACTGGTCTGCTGTTAAATTAGCACTAACAGTTACAGGAAATGTAACTCTTACATCTCCTGACCAGGAGCCTTTGTTAGTAATTCTCAAGTGTATATAAAAATAACAAACTTTTCCAATAATACAATATCTACAGCTCACAGAATCTTGTGCATATGCCCCGGCACTACCACCACTACCTGATAATGAGGGAGTCCAAGTGGTCCAGGCTGTAGTCATTAAAGCCGTTGCAGTTACTTTACTGTCTTTTAAGAGAACCCCATCGACAGTAACACCTGTACCTGCAGATGCTTCATTTATCACGTCTGTTGTAACTTGAGAATCTTTTAGTAAAACTCCATCTATTGTAACTCCAGCAGCACTAGTCTTCTCAATAATAGTATCTGTTACTACCTGAGAATCTTTTAATTTAACACCATCAATTGTAACACCCGCAGCACTAGTCTCCTCGCTGATAGTATCTGTAGCTATCCCATCGCCAAAAGTTTTAACCCCGTTTACAGTTTGAGTACCTTCTGTCGAAACTGCCTTGGCTGAAGAAGTTACAGCAGATAATTTGTAATCATGGGAAGTAGTAACTGCTGAGCCGTCTATACCAACTTTAGCTTCGAGATTATTTATATGAGCTGCATCAGCGTCTGTTACATTGTTTACTGCATTGGTAAGATTTGTTGGGAATGCCATTAAAGTACCTCCGTGCTAATTTGTGGCATCTTCTGCCCCGCTGAATACTCTGTAGTCGTTCCGTATGATCTAGCACCATACTTAAAAGTGCCGTACCTTTTAGTGTTGTTTTCATCAATATACCCTGCATACTGAATAGTAGAAACGCTAGAAGGAAGCAGATTTACAGTGTCCACGAAAGAAGGTCTTATATTTATAGTATTTGTAGATCTTATAATTGACATATTAACTCCGCTAGTTTTCTAGCAGTTTCACTATATACATATTTTTTAACATATTCAACTGAAGCTTGACCCTTTATAGTAGCCTCCTCTTTATTATCATAGACATGTCTTAGAACTCTTGCTAATTCTCTAGGATCACATCTAACAAAGTTTCCTTGGTCCTCCCAATTTTGGTATCTTGCAGGAATTTTGATATCACAATCGACACCGTACATAAAGTCTTCATTATAGTAATCCATGTGCGAATGCCCTTTAGTTATAACTGTAGCACAACCTGTTGCCATAGCTTCAAGTGGGGGAAGACTAAATCCTTCACCACGACTGGGGAATATAAAGCAATCTGTAATACCAAGAATATCTAATATGCAGTGGTGTGGTAGTTCCCCACAAATGATCTTTACATTAGCAGGGACATAAGTATCGTAGTTTTCTCCGTGCAGTCTTTTATACACTTCTTCTAGAGGTTTTATTGTTTTGAGTATTAGTTGGCAATTAAGTTCTTCTTCTGCTAACCCGGATAAGTACCAAGCTTCCCATAAGTCTTGCCAACCCTTTCTATCTTGAAACGCTTCGTAGTGAGTAAAAGTATATACAGGGTTATTCCTAATACCTAGGTTTGTAAAGACTTCTGGATCGTATCCTAGTGGTATTACTGTAGTCTCAAATCCAGCTCTCTTAAAAGCTTCTTGTACAAAAGTGGTTGGGACTACTATCTTTGTAGCCATTTCTAAGTATGGTTTCCAGGAGTCCGGCACAGTGTCCCCTTCTATCATAGTATATAAAATTTTAATAGGAGCTTTAGAAAATTGGATAGTAGGTGGGATATGTAGAATTAAATCAATGTTATTCCCTGCATTTGGAGAGTCGAGTTCAATACCAAAACTTGGTAAGTACTTTAGTAAATACTCTCTTGTCATCCCATACCCATTAGAGGTATTTGTGGTTGTTAAAAAATTTATATTCATATAAGCGAAAGGGGATTCCGAAGAACCCCCTTTCTTTCACTGCTCTTAACCCTGCCTAGTGCATTGTATCAAAATCGTTACGATTTTACAACAACACCGAAGGTATCTCTGTACTCGCTAAGACCATACAAGACGTCTCCTACGACTTTTTCTGCTAATGCATCAATGTCGTACTGGCTTTGTATTCTAATGTCTCTTTGCATTGCTAAAGCGAATGCTTCTTTATGGAACATTAAGTTATGATTACCAGCTGGAGATCCGGTTGTGGTTACGTTTGTAGTAAAGTAAATCTTTACTCCGTATAGTTCACCGAATTGTCCTTTAATTATAGGGTTCTGTTGACCACCAATACCAGTTGCATCGTATTGTACGAAGGTGTCTACAGCTAAAAAGTTAGCTTTTTCTCCTGCGTAGAACACACCAGATCTGTCTGTCTCTGGAGCATCAGCTTGATCTAAGTACTGTACTGCTTGTAAGAACGTTGTCTCTGTTATAGCAGTATTATCTGCACCAACTGATTGAGACAAAGCTACATACAAAGCTAGTAAGTCGGTATCAATTACTTTTGCAAGTGCATAACCGATCTTGTTTGAATACTCATTCATTAAATTTACGTTTGACTGAACTGCAACAATATCTTCAAGCTTGAAAGCAGCGTACTTGTGCTTATTGATTGTTATATCTGTCTTATCTTCTGTTATTGTTTCATAAGAAACGTTACTAGAAGCAGACTTATCACCTACTGAAAGGTTTGATATATCAGCAATATGTACAGTGTCGCCTTTTTGTCTTATTTCACCTTCAAAGTCACGCATGACTAATCTAGCCATTGTAAGGTTAGATTCGACAGCTCTCTTGACCATTGGTGACCAAAGCTCTGGTATAAAGTTAGCAGCAGTTGTAGTTGTTATATTTCCTACAGCCATTTTATTTATCTCCTAAAAAGTAATTATTTACTTTCTAAAAGAAGTTTTATTGTGGTAAGTTCCCTCCGTTTTCTGCCATTTGTTTTAAAACAGCAGCTTCGTGTTTGGCCCATTCCACAGGATCCTTTCCAAGTCTAGCAACTTCTTCACGTGTGTAGATATGTTTTCTTACAACACCTGAATCAATTGATCTTTCAGAGTCCACTCTTTTAGAAGATGGTTCTATATCTTCTAAAGGTTTTACTGATCCGACTACTAAGGATTCAACGTACTCCGGTAAGTGCCTTTTTACAGAGGCTATTGCATCGTCCCAGGTAAATTCATCACCCAGTTCGTCCTGCACAGCCGGTATTGCCCAAGGAGATCGGATTAATATATCCTCTACACCTTTTGGTAAACTCTTTCCAGCTATAGCTTCCTGAACGGTTAGTTTTAACTCTAGCTTTCCTCGCTTCTGCGATTCTTCTTGAGCTAATGTTTTGTACCTTTCAGTTTCTGACATGTCTGCCATCTTAGCTTGCTTTTCCCTTGCTTCGATTTCACGTAGCTTTGCACGGATG